CAGCCTGATTATAATTCATTGGATGCAACGGTTACTTTTCAAGTCGTTAACACTGCCGAAATTGTGGCATTAGACGTTTCATTAGCGAGGCTTAGATAAATGGCGACTACAGTAAAATCCTCAGATCTCGATTTCCAGGCTCTGAAGAATAGTCTTAAAAACTATTTCAAACAAGAACAGCAGTTTGCTGACTACGATTTTGATGCATCAGGTCTGAATAACATACTCGATGTATTAGCATATAATACACACATCAACGGTTTGACAGCAAACTTTGCACTGAACGAATCATTTCTCAATACGGCACAGCTTAGATCTTCTGTTGTTTCACATGCCGAAACACTTGGATATGAAGTTCGATCTAAAGTTTCTTCAAAAGCATTATTAAACTTATCTGCTAATCTTGCAGGGGTGGCCGGCAGACCTGCTCAAATTCAGCTTACGAAAGGTTGGCAGTTTACTTCTTCCGTAGATGGAGTATCATATACATTTAGAACACTTGAAAATTATTTTGCAAAAGATAATGGTTCAGGGGTATATAACTTTGTAACGAACACAGGTTCAACTGATATTCCTGTGTACGAAGGTGAAGAAAGAACAAAGACATTTATTTCTGGTGAAACAGATGAACGACAAGTGTTTGTAATACCAGATCAGGACATCGATACAAAGACGGCAACTGTACTCGTATATGATACAGTTTCGTCATCTCAATATATCCAATATACTCCTCTTTCAGAGGCAGCTACAATTGATGCTGATACTACTGTCTTTACTATTCGCGAAACTCCGAATGGATTCTATGAGTTAAATTTCGGTGATGGTATTTCTTTCGGTAAGAAACCTGATCCAGGTAATAAAATTGTAGTAACTTATCTTTCGACTAAAGCGGATGCTGCTAATCTTGCTGATATATTTACTGCGACTTCTGATATTACTGTGAACGGTGTAAAATATACGGTCACTGCTGTAACAAGTGCGGAGTCAAGTGGTGGTAAACAGAAACAATCAATTGAAAGTGTACGTCAACTTGCACCAATTGCATTCGCATCTCAGCAAAGAATGGTAACATCAGCGGACTATAAAGCAATCATTATGAGTAACTTTAGTGATGTCGCAGATGTCGCTGTATGGTCCGGCGATCAAAATGTTCCAATCGATTATGGTAAAGTATACGTGTCATTGAACTTTCCAACTGGAACGGCTGCTGCTACAAAAACAGTGACACAGTCAAACATTGTCACAAACTTTACTGACACTCTTGGAGTAATATCAATTGATACTAAGTTTGTAGATCCTCTTGATGTATTTCTAGAGTTGATAGTAACTTTTGACTTTGATCCGGCTCTTACAGGATTTACACTCGGTACTACGGAGAATACGATATACAACTATATCGGTTCTTATTTTAATCGCAATCTTGATACATTCAATAAGATATTTAGAAGATCAAATCTATTAACAGAAATCGACGCACTTGATCCTGCTATTCTTTCGAGTAAGTGTGATGTAAAAGTACAAATGCGAATGAGCCCAACAATTGGCGTCAATAATACTGAAACTCTTTCTTTCCCAATGAAAATTAAATCACCTGATGATACTGTGTCTGTAGTAGAATCATCAATCTTTACTTTTAAAAATGCAGTCTGTCAGATTAAAAACAAACTTGAAAGTACAACTCTACAAATTGTAGATGTCGACGGTGTGGTTAGACTTGATAATGTTGGCGAATACGATGCAAATAGTGGTGAAGTAAAGATTGTTGGATTTAATCCACAAGCATTTATCGGTGGACAAACATACATTAAATTCTCTGTTACACCTTTAAACGAAAGCGTTGTGAAACCTCTTCGCAATTATATACTAAGACTTGATACATCGAGGTCATCAACAACAGCCGTTATAGATAGACAAAGAACTGCTCTGAGAGTAACCTAATGAGTCATACTGGTTTTGAACAAACTCTTCGTGAGTTTGGTCGTATTAATACGAATGTACGAAAAAGTTTGGTTGACGAAGTCTTACCTGAACACTTCAGAGAAGACTATCCTAACCTTGTTACTTTTCTCGATGCATACTATGAACATCTTGATTCAGCCGATAATTTTGGTGGAATCATACATGAACTTCAGACAATAAGAGATATTGAAGATACGAAACTCGAGTATCTTGATTATATGTTTGATGAGATTGCGATGGGTGTTTCAGGAAGCGCGTTTACTTTTCCTCGAGAAGCGATCCGTAACTTTGGTAATTTCTTTCGAGTCAAAGGTTCGCAATACTCTGTACACGGATTCTTTCGTGCATTCTTTAATGAAAATATTGAAATCATCTATCCAAAAGATCGATTGATGATTGTAGGTGAAAAAACAATTGGACAGGAAGATGCTTATCGACTGCAAGACGGTAAACTCAATCAGATCTTCTCGGTACTAATTCGTTCTGCTATTCCGCTATTAGAATGGGAAGAACTATATAGAACTTTCGTGCATCCATCAGGCTTCTATCTGGGCGCTGATGTCGTAATTGAAGGATTACCGCAGGTTGATATTACAACAGCGGAATCCGTATTTGATAAGAATGCTGCTAATAAACTTGTATTTAGTAATGCATCATTTAATATCGGGGCTCAAGGTGAAGCTGTCGGTATGCTTACAGGATTTAGTGAATATGCTCCATTATATGATGGTCTTGATAGCGATGCATCGATCCTAGACACTTTGAGTTATGCTGTTGCCGGCTACTATCCAAATGGATATGTAGGTGACAGCCAGACATATGCACTACGTGATCGCTATAGCTTATATCGCAATCTTAATGATTTCGACACATTAACGATTACTACATTGAAGAAATACTATGATGAAGTATACGAATGGGCTGGTTTCTATCAGTCATTCGATGATTACGCGGATTCAGCCAATGCTTCAGCAATAAGATTCTCATCAACATTAGATGACTTCTCTGCTGCAGTTTACTACAGAAAATGATATAAATAGACTAAAGATTTTATAGGTTAAGATATGGCAAAACAAACCATTGATATCGGCTCAGCCGCTAATGACGGTACCGGCGATGATCTTCGCACCGGTGCAGGTAAAATTAATGATAACTTTACCGAACTCTATGCAGACGTTGCAGCACTACAGGTTGCGACTGGCTCATCTATAACCGGTATCGGATTTGACAGTGGGCGCATTGTATTCGAAGGTGCAACTGCTGATGCCTTTGAAACGACCTTTCAAGTTATTGATCCAACTTCTGATAATACAATTAGTTTGCCAGATAGTTCAGGCACCGTTGCTCTTACAGATGACATATATAGTATTGTAGATTCTAACTATGTTTCGCTTCTTACTGGAGTGGCACAAGATTCGAATCAGACCGTACAATTAATTAATGAGCATGCGATCGATTCCGCAGATGCTATAGCAATAGTGGATTCAGACTATGTTAAAGCACGGATGAGAATGGATTCATTCGGTGAAAACTTTATTCCAGGTCTTGACAGTACATATGATCTCGGTGATAGTACTCGTAGATGGAAAGACTTATATTTAAGCGGCCAGACATTACATCTTGGTGGTTCTACCATTAAGAATATAAACAGTCAATTCTTGTTCGGTCAAGAGATTGCTTCTGGCGCTAATAATATGTCTGTTGATTCAGGACAAGGTTTCTTTGTTAATACGTATGCAAATATCTCTACTGCATGGCGCACAGGCTCATATGCTGTACAAGCCAATTCAATGAAGATTGAAGGTAATACGATACAGTTTGCAACGGTCGATGGAATTCCAGCGGCAAACTTTATTACAAATCAAAATATTATGAATTTTGAAAGCGCTGGTGCAATTGGATTACCAAGAAATACTGCAGCTGAAATGGCTACCGTCGCAGGTCGTTCTGGATTCCAAACAGGTTCTATTGCATATCAAGACGATTCAAACCAATTTCAATTCCATGACGATCAAGGATGGTTCGCAATTAAGAGAAACATGCTCGATAGTGCTACAGTACAAGGTCTTGTGGATTCAGACTATGTGCAAGCTCGCGCCGTTGAACTTGATCTTCGAAATTATACTGTAGCTACAGTACCAACTGGGCAACATGGTAAAATGGTTTTTGTTGCCGATGGTGCTTCCGGTAATCCATGCCTTGCAGTTTTTGATAGTGATGCTGGCTTCTATAAGCGCATTGCACTTGGCACACAGATAAGTACATAAGGATTAGAAAATGCCAGCGATTGTAACAGATACCCTTAAACGTCAAATTGCTCGAGACTTCTTCGACCAGTTTCAGAATAATACGGCAAATTACTATGTTGGTGTAGGTCGTTCTGAACAGTGGGATTCAAGTGAGACTGTACCTACACCTACAAACAATCCGGAAACACAAGTTGATTTTCGAGACGGTCTGCAAGCAATTAAAAAGATGCAAGGGTCTTCGCTTGTTGTACCTCGTAATAACTGGTCGAACGGTCGTATCTATTCTCAGTACGACGATCGTCTAGCAGGTTATCCTTCAAATCCTTATTACATAAAAACAGAAAACAATCAAGTCTATGTTTGTCTCGAAGTTGGTAGAAATAAACAAGGTGTTGCACAGCCTTCTACAGTAATGCCGACTGGATCAAATAATCATTCATTCCGCACCGCTGATGGTTATGTTTGGAAATTCCTATATACAATTTCAGCGTCTGATGCTGAAGACTTTATGTCTTCTAACTTTATGCCTGTCAAACAGCAGGGTGCAACTGATTCTAACTCTACCGGTATCGAGCTTAAACAACGAGCCATTCAAGAAAATGCTGTACAGAACGAAGTACTTTCTATTATTATTACATCCGGAGGTACAGGATATACATCAGTACCTACTGTTACTATTACATCTCCTACTGGCACCGGTGCATCTGCTACAGCTGCTATTGATTCAGCTACTGGTACAGTTTCTAGAATACAAATAGATCCAGACAGCTCAACACTTGCTCATGGCTCAAATTATACTACAGCTCAGGTGTCCATCACAGGCGGAGGTGGTACGGGAGCAAAAGCACGTGCAGTGCTACCATTTGCAGATTCTGGCGTTGGATCAGATCCTCGAGTAGATCTTAAAGCCGCATCAGTAATGTTCCAGTGTAAGATTGAAGGAACAGACAGTAACTTTATTACAGGTCAAGATTTCAGACAAGTTGGTCTTATTAAGAATCCATTGAAATCTTCTGATGCCACTCTCTTTACTGCTAACACTGGTAATGCTCTAGATCACATGACTCTGTCTTCTACTATTGCAGCATTTACCAATGATAAGATTATTGAAGGTCAAACATCTCTTGCTCAAGCATATGTTGACTATATTGATTCAAATAAATTATATTACCACCAGACTGATGCCACTGGGTTTGTAGCATTCCAAGACGGTGAAGTTATTGATGAAACTAACGGAGCAGGTCAAGGTGTTATTGATTCTGCTGTCGTACAAGCTGAAGTTGATAACCAGTCTGGGGACTTACTATATATAGATAACAGATCACCAGTATCACGTACAACTACACAGTCTGAAGATATTAAGATTATTATTCAGTTCTAAGGATAGACCATGGCAACCACCTTTACCGATACCCTATTTGCGACCAAATATAAAGACGATTTTGCCGATAGCGATGGCTATTATCGAATTCTGTTTAATTCAGGTAAAGTTCTGCAAGCACGTGAACTCACACAGATGCAGACTATTATTAATAAACAAGTTGAAAGATTTGGTAACAATATTTTTAAAGAAGGTGCAGTTGTCAAGGCCGGTGGATTAGCAATTAATACGAACTATGAATTCGTAAAACTCGACGCCACATCAACTTCCTTTAGCGCAAATGTAGGTGATATTCTCACAGGTGGAACTTCAGGCGTTAAGGCAGAAGTCTTAGAGGTTGTTGCGGCTACAGGATCTGATCCTGCAACTTTCTATGTAAAGTACGTCAATACAACAGCGGTTACAAATGCAACGACAACACCAAGATTCTCTGCTGGAGAAAGTCTCGGTTCCGGGCGTGTAGTTCAAATTACAAACACCGCTGCAAATCCTGCAGTCGGTCGAGGTACAAGAGTTACAATCGGCGAAAGCATATACTTTACTCAAGGCTTCTTTGTATATACAGAACAACAGACGGCAATCATCGACAAATATTCGGACATTCCTTCAAAGGAGATCGGATTTAAAATTGTACAGCAAGTATTCAGTGTTGATGATGACGTAGATCTATATGACAATCAGGGATCGATACCAAATCAGACAGCACCGGGCGCAGATCGTTACAAGATATCACTTACACTGACGACAAAAGATCAGATTCAATCGAGTGAAAACTTTATTAATGTTGCAACTGTGAAAAACGGTGCGATCTTTAAAGCCGTATCTTCTGCACAAAACTTACAATATAATATTCCACGTGATGTTGTTGCAACTCGTATCAAAGAAAACTCTGGTGATTATCTTGTCAAGCCTTTCCGTCTTGAATTTGGCTTAGATTCCGAAGATACACATCTTCTTGCAAAGGTCAGTGATGGTATCGCTGTCGTAAATGGCTATCGTAGTGCAAGGTTTGCTCCAACAGACATTCGAATTAAGAAACCTACAGAGACTCTGACTCGTACAGGTGAATTTACTGCTATTGACTATGGTTCGTATGTAGACGTATTAAATGATTCTGCTGTCGGTGGACCGAATATTAGTACTATGGAGAAACAGCAACTCAGAGCTGGTAAAGCAATGAGTGGTGATCATATCGGTAATGCTCGTGTTCGTGCTGTACATGAAAACGGAGCAGATCTACGGTATCACTTATTTGATATCAAGATGCATCCCGGTAAAAACTTTAGAGATGTAAAGTCAATCGGTACAGACTCTGATAACTTCTTCAATCCAAAGCAAGGTGGATTTAACACAACACTTGAAGAGCCATATGATAACTTACTTATCTATCCTCTTCCAGAAGCAAGACCGAAAGTTGTAACCGGTAAAGAGATTGAAGTACAGATTCTTCGAAGCGGTACAACGACTGCTGGTGGTTCATTTACAATTACAATCCCATCAAACTTTACTTTAAGTAATGCAGGTGATTGGATATTCATCACTGATGCCGCAAATGGTGGACGTCTATCAAATGGTTCTCTGAGTGGATTAACAACCGGCTCGAGTACGACTACCGTAACCGGGTTGCCTAACTCTGCACCAATTAAAGCATACGTATATGGTACAACATCAACACCAGATACAAGAGCGAAGCGTGTCATTACAGATAAGACAGTTACAGGAACCGTTCAAACAGATTCTGACGGCCAACAGTATATTGATTTGAAGAGACCAGATATTATTAACGTTACTCGTGTTCGCCAAAACGATTCAGACGGTGCAGATCTTTCGTCACGCTTTGTTGTTGATAATGGTCAAAGAGATGCATTCTATGACAATGGTCGACTAGTACTTGGAAGCGGTCAATCAGCGCCATCTGGAAATGTGTACGTTAAGTTTGATCACTATGCACATGATCCAGGCGAGTTTTTTAGTGTAAGTTCATATACCGGTAATACAAACTACAGAAATATTCCGAACTACACAACTTCTCGAGGTAGACTCTTAAATCTTAGGAACTATCTTGATTTTAGACCGACTGTAGATAGTAACGGTGACTTTGCAGAGAACACAATTGGGTTCCTGCCACAGCCTACAGATCTTGTAACAACTGATAATGAATACTACCTAGATCAAGCTTTCAAACTTGTGATCGACCAAGAAGGCATCCTTCGTATTGTTGAAGGTGAAAAGTCATTCAGACCTTCTTATCCAGGTCCAGTTTCGAAGTCTCTTGGCTTGTACAACTTTAAGCTTAATGGTAATACACTTAATGATTCTGACTTGGTGGTACAAAAGCTTGATCACCGTAGATATACAATGAAAGACATTGATAGACTTGAAAAGAGAGTCTCAAGTCTTGAAGAATTAACATCATTGAATATGCTTGAGCTTGCTACTGATAATTTCGAAGTTCTAGATTCTGCTGGATTAAATCGCACAAAGTCAGGTTTCTTTGTAGATAACTTTACAACACATCGTTTATCTGAGATAGTGCCAGGCTATCGAGCCTCTATAGATCCCACAAAAGGATTATTAAGACCTCTATGTGCTGAAGACAATATACGTCTTTTATTTGATTCTGCTAATTCATCCGGCATTACAAGAAAAGGCGATAACCTCTATCTTGACTTTACTGAAGAAGTATGGATCGATAATCCTTTCGCAACAAGAGCGGTAAAGATTAATCCTTTCAGTACATCAGTCTATACAGGTAACATGCATTTATCTCCTGCATCAGATGAATGGAGAGATAAACAAGTAGGTACGCGTACGGTCTTTGATCAAGGCACAGAGCTAAGTTTGGATCTAGCAAAACAGTGGGATAACTGGGCATGGAACTGGGGCGGTAAAGATCTTGAAGATCTTAAAGTCGGAGATAAAACAGACACTTACGATCACTCGTCAGGTTACATCACAAGAAAAACTGTTAATAAAGTCATATCTGAAAAGATCGTCGAGGATATAGTCGGTGAAAGAGTAATACAAAGTGTAATCTTGCCGTTTATTAGATCTCGTATCATTGAGATGAAAGTAGACGGTCTGAGACCAAATACTAATGTGTTCTTATTCATGAATAACAAAAGCATGGCAAACTTCGTAAGAGAAACATCATCGTTTACGCCGTACGGCAGTACAACTAAAGACTATGGTAATACTCTTAAGAATCTGTCATCGCATGTAGATGGATCAACAGCATTGACTACAGACATAGCTGGTTCGATTACAATCTCGTTTATGGTACCTCATCATGGTACTAATAAGTTTAGATGTGGTACGCATGAAATTAAGATTATGGATATAAGCACCAATCGCGAGGATAAGGCTGGAAGTATTGCACGCGCAATATACACAGCTTCAGGATATCTCGATACAGTTCATCAAGATATCGAATCAACTCGTGTACTTGAGCTTGAAGGTACTACCACAACAGTAGATAACACACCGACATACTCATATAGTGGTCGTGGTGGAGATGATGAGGACAATACTGGTAATGGATTTACTAGCTATGACGGCGGGAATACTTGGTATAGTAATGACGATAATGGATACGGCAGTTGGGAAGACGAAACAGGTTCTGTAGACTATAGCAATAGTTGGGAAGACGCCAGTGGATATGGATTCGGTTAAGGAGTAATTAGATGTCACAAAATACTTTAGGATATGTGAGTGGTAAGAATCCAATTGCACAATCGTTCTTTGTTTCAGAACCACATGGTCTGTTCTTGACAAAGATCGGCTTGTTCTTTAAATCTACATTTACTGCTACAGTAAATTCGCAGATTCCAGTATCATTACACATAAGACCAATGCGTGATGGTGTACCAGTCGATACACAGATTGTTCCAGGATCAGTTGTGTATAAAGCATACAATCAGGTAAATACATCAAATGATGCAACATCTGAGACTCAGTTTGTGTTTGATGAGCCGATTTACTTGTCTGCATTTACAGACTATGCCATGTGTGTATATGCAGAATCTCCTGAATACGAGATCTGGATATCACAGCTTGACGAAACAATTCTAGGATCTTCATCTGCAACAGTGAATCGTAATCCATCTGTCGGTAGCCTTTTTTATTCCCAGAATGGTGCTACATTTACACCAGAACAGACACAAGATCTGAAGTTTAAGTTGTATAGAGCCAAGTTTACTACTGGTACACAGTCAACTGCAAATATATTTAATGCAACTCTTCCAAGAGAAACACTGAGTAATAATCCTATCAAAACAGTTGCATCTTCTGCTAATGTTGATGTGTTCTTTCCAAATCATGGATTGCAGGTCAACGATACTGTTTCATTGACTGGTGCAACTGCAGTCGGAGGATTTACAGCAGACTCCTTGAATGCAGATCATACTATTACTGCGGTTGATCTTTCAGGATTTAGATTTGCAATGAACTCGAATGCTGATTCAAATGAGGTTGCAGGTGGCAGTCTGGTACAATCGACAAAAAATATTCCGTATTCGGTAATGTATACGAATCTTGCAACTCTGAAGCCGGCTCAAACTGGCATGTCATTCGGATTCTTAGGCACAAAAGGTAAATCATTTGCCGGCTCAAATACAAATCTTTACGATAAAGAAACAGTCTTTGCGCCGTTTACTCCTGGTAAAACAATGTATGCAAATGAACCTTATCTCGTCTGTGCAGATTCAATTGCAGACAATGAGATTGCTGTAGGTGCTAAGTCTCTCGAGATGCAGGCGTCTTTCTATACAGACAATGATTTTGTTTCTCCAATGATCGATTTGCAGAGATGTTCAATTACTCTTGTAAATAACGTAATTGATAATCAGGCAAGTTCTGTTACAACAGGATTTAATGTTCCTCTTAACTTTGTGGATGAAACAGCAGCAACCCATGGTTCTCAAGGTGCAAAGCATATTACAAGACCGATTACGCTGCAAACATCTGCTGTCGGTCTGAAACTCTGCTTGACTGCTCATAGACCAAAAGAAGCAGACTTTAAAGTGTATTATCGCACATCAGATGCAACAGGTGAAGATATTCGAAAGAAAGCATTTAAACTCGTAGCGAAAGAACAGTCTATTCCTTCAGATGAAAATC